CAAGGAGTCGTATCCGACTCCTTGTGCGAGAGACTGGAAAGACAATGGGAAAAGTCCATCGGAGCTGAATCGAAACTCGAAAACACTTTCCACGATAGCTGGTGGTCAGTTGAACCCGATGTGGGTCGAGTGGCTAATGGGGTACCAAACAGGGTGGACAGAATTAAGTCCCTCGGTAATTCAGTTGTACCACTTCAAGTCAAAACAGCGTTTGAAAAACTATTAGGAAGATTAACCCAACCGAAAGCAGGAGAGTGAGATGAAAGCAAGATTTCAAAGATTTAAGTTATTTAAACATGAAGGCAGAACATACGATCTACTTAAAACGAGAGAAGGAATTATTATTTTAAGTTCACATAAGATGGGTGAGTATCCAGTTGACTTGCATACTTTTAATCTTAGAGAAATAAAAAGAATCAGAGATTTTTTGAATAAAGTAATTGAATTTGTGGAGAGAGATTAAAATGATCACCAAAGCAGAGCTAGAGAAGATGGTTGAGTTAGAGTCTGAGAAGTATGCAGAAGAAAAACTTCCACCAGTATTGCAAACTGAATATCATTTAATTCAGCATGAAAATTCTTTCAAATCCGGCTGTTCTTACGTCACTGGCATATTGATGCCGGAGATAGAGAGGGTGGAAAATAATTGTGACACATTAGAAAACAAGGCTATTTTTTGGATGGAGACGAACGATCGAGCTATAGAACACACTGAATCTCTACAATTAACCATCACCACGCTAAAGACAGAAATCCAATCCCTGAAGGATGAGCGAGACAATGCAATTAAAGCGATGGATTACCACATCAATTCAGACATGAGAACTCAAGAGGAGAATCAATCCCTGAAGGATGAGAATGAAGAACTGAAATCAAGGGTTGAAATTGGTTTGTATAATCTTGAGTTAAGGACTAAAGAAAACAAATCAATTATAGATAATCAAGATGAGACTAAATGGGCTTACTGGCGAAAACGAGCAGGTGAAATGACTGACGCTTGGATAGATCAAAAAGATTTAGCTTTAACCCTCACTGCCAAGGTGAAGCTGTATGAGAAGTTTATTAAAACTTGTGTAGATACTTATTTTGATATTCCAGTGGAGCATCGACTTGGCTCAAAGGATATGAAAGAGGAAGATTTAAGTCTAAGAGCCAGAGCAGCACTAAACCAAGGGGAGGAGAGGGAGTTTTTTGAAATGCAAAATGCTAAGGGTAAGTTTGAAAAATGAGCAATTCTAAATATGGCTGCGGAAAGTGTTACGGTAAAGGATTGGTATTTAAGCCTGAAGGGATAACGAAGGCTGATATGATTACTTGCCCAAAGTGTAACGGAACTGGTATTTCTGAAAGAGATAAAAAGAAAAAGGAATATGGAAAAAGAGAGTATCATAGCAAGAATACCGATATTGATATTGCCAACAGTGTGGAAGCTGTTTAGTTTTTATGGATGAAATACAAAACCAAGATAACCATTAAAGGACTTCCACCTTTGCCCAACAATGCTAAAAAACATTGGAGCAAGGTCAATGAATCAAGGAAGTTGTGGCATAGGCTTGTTGAAATCTCCATACCGCATAAACCTAAAGAACCACTTAAGCTCTGCACAATAACTTGCACTAGATTTACTGCAGATAAGTGTGACTTCGATAGTTTAGTTTATTCATTTAAACCTGTTATGGATGCACTGATTTTGTCAGGTATTATTGTTGATGACGATATGGAAACAATTATTAATCCAAAATATTTTTTTACAAAATCCACTAGGAAAGATGCACACATCACTATACACATAGAAGAACTATAAAAATTTTCCATTGCCCACCTTTATGGCTAAGTTCAATGGATATGCCCGATCATTGTCCAGGTGGTTCGGGCATTTTTCATAAGGAGATACATGGAAGCAGCAGAAACAAAAAAAGAACCGTTAATATCATTCCCTGAAAAGTGGAAGCCAGAGCTATGTTTTGGTCTCTACCTGTTTGCGATGGGGTACGCATTCAACTTATTTGGTCTCTGGATCAAGTTTGGATTCAGCCATAAGCAGCTCGAGAGCGAATACGAGGGATGGTACGTTTCGTATAAGAACAGCACTCTCATGCTCAACTGGGGAACCAAAGCAGCCAACTTATTCATGCCTTGGGATCTCGTAATGACTAAGTGTGACGTTCTCACTCGTGATCAAACCTGGTCAAAGTACAGGTTCCAGAAATTTCCTCACTTCAGTAAGCTCATGAATCCGAATCTATTCAATGATGACCGGGCCATGTTCGAAGCTCCCTACCGGTATCTGACTAAAAATAACAAGGTCCAGGCTACTACAGCGATATTCTATGTGACTCGCAGTGAGTTTAAATGGCGAATCCTGAAGAGTTTATCTATTGGGACTACCAAGACACGCATCGATCTCCGGATCGTCTTTAAAAACCCGATTGGAGAGCATGTGGGCTCATGGCGCGGAGGTACTCAGAGAGCCATATGGGAAATACTTGACTGTGATCATAGTCCATTCCACGCTTTAAACAGAATGAACCGTGAAAGGAAATTTGGATGATGAATCAACACGCAATAGATCAAAGAGAAGCCATAGAGTGGTTTTTATCCGAGATCGAAGCGATGGATCTTTCCAGAAGACCAAAGACCGAAGACTTTATTCAATATCTTAGAAATCAATTCAATGAACGGCTCTCTCTCAGTCCGGGCCAGTTCCAAAAATTAAAGGAAGTATATGAACAACTCACAGATATCTAACGTAGCGCAATTAAAGCTAAAAAATAATTCAAAGGAAGTTCTAGAGGCTGCACTCAGAGAAGCAGATGACATGATCGGCGTAGTAGTAATTAAGATCGACAAAAACCATAATTGTGGAGTTCTTTTGAGCGATCTCTCCGGTTATCAGGTGGCCTATACGAAAGCAATTTTCAATGGAATCACTGACAGCATGTTGACTGGTTCTGTTACGAAGCAACCTTTGGTATGATCTAACTCATGGCGAAAGATAAATTCACTTCAAAACAGCAGAAATTCATCGATCTCTACGAAGGCAATGGGACCAAGGCAGCGAGAGAAGCTGGTTACACTGGAGATGATAATACCTTAGCAGTCGCAGCAAAGAAGTTGCTCAGAAATGGTAAGATTTTGGCAGCCATTAAAGAGCGTGAGATCAAGACTCCTCAAGGCCAGGTCACTGCCAAGCGTATTGCCTCCAGAGAAGATCGCCAGGCGTTCTGGACCAAGATCCTGGAAGATGACAACAAGGATATGCGTGATCGTTTGAAGGCCAGTGAATTGCTTGGACGCTCTCAGGCTGACTTCACTGATCGAGTGGAAGTGAGTGGAGATCTTTACGAGAAAGTGGCTGAGGCCAGAAAGAGAGCAGGGAAGAAATGAAGTGCCTGGCTCATGATAAATATCTCAAGGTCGTTTACAAAGATGGCGTTCCATTCATGGCTTGCGCGTATTGCAATAAGAAGAGCGATCGCCTGGCTGTTCAGCTCATTGATCTCAAGAATGGATATCAGGAGTTTAAATTTGTAGAGGTGAAGCGTGGTTAGATACTTCATCTACAGTCCTTCCGGTAAGATGATTGCCACAATGATGGCAGAATCCTGGGAGAGAGCTGTTCGATTCGCAACATATAAATACGGTAAAGAAGTGACGGTGAAAGAATGATTGATCCAAGCAAGCTTATAGACGAAGTTATTAGGGGTAAGTCTTTAGTGAAAGCCAATGGCCATCATCCATCAAGAATTACAATGGGAAAAGAAACTATTGCATGCATCACATTGCATTGTGCGAATAGACAATACGCTACATTTTATGCCGATTTCATTCGAGAGTTTTTAGGAATGAAGATATTCATCGATGAATCAATGAAGCCAGGAGAGTTCAAAATTCAGTGAACAATGCCGACGATCTACTCGTTGACGATTTACTCTCCTACACTCACGATCCGCAAGGATACATGCTCTACTCTTATCCTTGGGGCAAGGGAGCTCTCGAAGGAATCTCTGGGCCAAGACAATGGCAGAGTGAGATCAATTCGATCATCAATAAGCACCTAACCAATCCAAAGACCAGGTTCCAGCCACTGCTCATAGCTGTAGCTTCGGGCCACGGTATTGGAAAGACTGCAGAGATCTCCATGATTGCTGACTGGGGCATCTCCACATGCGAGGATTGCAAGGTTCTGATCACTGCCAATACTGATACTCAGCTTCGAACTAAGACCATGCCAGAGGTTACAAAGTGGTCTCAGCTCATGATCAATACTGACTGGTTTGAGATCACTGCTACTGCCATCTATTCGAAGTGGAAGGCCAGATCCAAGACCTGGAGACTCGATGCAGTACCTTGGTCAGATCACAATACTGAGGCCTTTGCCGGTCTCCACAACAAAGGAAAGCGCATCATCGTTATTTTCGATGAGGCATCAAAGATCTCAGACAAGATCTGGGAAGTTACTGAAGGAGCATTGACTGATGAGAACACTGAGATCATTTGGATCGCATTTGGAAACCCTACTCGGAATACAGGCCGATTCAAAGACTGCTTCGGCAAGTACAAGCACAGATGGAAAACGATGCAAATTGACTCTCGTACCGTCGAGGGAACCAACAAAGAGCAGCTTCAAAAGTGGGTCGATGACTACGGAGAAGATTCAGACTTTGTTAAGGTACGCGTCCGCGGAATGTTCCCTGCCGCATCGTTCAAGCAATTTATATCTACAGCAGATGCTGATGCAGCCTACGGAAGACATCTCAGAACAGAGCAATACGACTTCGCTCCAAAGATCCTCACTGTAGATCCAGCATGGGAAGGTGATGATGAGCTCGTCATTGGATTGCGCCAGGGGCTAATGTTCAAGATCCTGAGAGTCATTCCAAAGAACGATAACGATCTACAAGTAGCCAATCTCATTGCCAATCTCGAGGATGAGCACAAGGCTGATGCAGTCTTCATCGATGGTGGATATGGGACCGGGATCATCTCTGCTGGCCGTTCTATGCGTAGGAACTGGCAAGTGGTCTGGTTCGGCGGCAAGTCCTCAGATGAAGGCTATGTGAACAAGAGAGCTGAGATGTGGGGTCTCATGCGTGACTGGATCAAAGAGGGTGGGGCCATTGAGAAGGATCCTATTCTCCATGCAGATCTCACCAGCGTGGAAGTATCCTCTCGTGATCGTCCTGATGGCAAGATCCAGCTCGAGTCCAAGAAGAGCATGAAGGAGCGTGGGCTTCCTTCTCCTGGTCGAGCTGATGCGCTATGTCTTTCGTTCGCTTATCCGGTGGCCATGAAGAAAGCATTCCGTCCTACTGGAAAGCCAAGGAATTATCACACAGAATACGATCCACTCAAATGATCGAAAGAGTCCCATTCCCCACCGCCAATAGCTGACAAAACTAAAACGGTTGCTTTTATACCTGACTGAACTCATAATTATATTAAATGGGAAACACTGTGTCGGTTCGACACGCCAAGGAAGACGATTTACCTTTCATCCTAAGTGAGCTGAAAAGCTTTTCCCTTTTCTTCAATTCCAAGATTTCTCTATTTCCCAGCGAAGAGTTTGCCTACGCAGGAATGAAAGCTCATATCGATAACCACGTTCTGCTTGTTGCAGAGAGCGAAGAGGGTTTGATCGGCTTCATCTCTGGCATGTACCACAAGCATATCTTCAATCCTGCCATTGAATGCCTCACTGAGACATTCTGGTGGGTTCCTGAGAAGCACAGAGGTGGAAGAGCAGGGCTGGTTCTACTTAATGAGTTCACTCGCATTGGAAAGATGAAAGCTAACTGGATCGTGTTCACTCTCGAACATCACTCGCCAGTCAATGATCGTTGCCTTCTAAAGCGTGGTTACGTTCAAAAAGAACACACATATCTCTTGGAGGTTATGTAATGGGTGGAACAAAGGCTCCTTTTTCAAAAGATCCTATGGATTACTTAAACCCAGAGCAAAAAGCAGCGTACTCTGCACAAAGAGAACAAGCCTGGGCTAATCGTGATGATGCTTCAGGAAGACAAGAGCGATTACTCGCTTCTCAGAAAGCTCAGAAGGCTCTTGAAGATGCTCAAAAGAAGAATGCTGATGAGCTATCCATGGCTCTCAAGTTTCAAAAACAGTTTGCAGCTAAGGCTCAAGGAAAGAATGGAACACTTCTCACTAATCCAGGCACAAGTGGAGCAGCTCCCGTACCGACTCCAGGCCAGAAAACACTGATAGGGCAATAATGAATCTAACCGGTCAAACTAAAAAACAGCGTTTAGAAATGGTTTGCACTCAGCTCGAGAATGAAAGATCCACGTTCATTCCACATTATCGAGATCTCGTTGACTTCATCCGTCCTCGTCGTGGTCGTTTCTTTGCCGGTGATGTGAACAAGGGTGATCGCAGATCCCAGAACATTATCAACTCGAGAGCTACTCTCTCCAGTCGTGTACTCAGCTCAGGAATGATGATGGGTGTGACTTCTCCAGCGCGTCCCTGGTTCCATCTCACCACTCCGGATCCGGATCTAGCTGATTACGGTGCAGTGAAGCAATGGCTCCATCTCGTGGACCAGCGCATGAGCTCAGTGTTCTTGAAATCAAATTTCTATAATTGCATGCCTACTGTTTACGGTGACGCTGCTGACTTTGCTACTGCTGCAATGCTTCTCGAGCGTGACATGAATGATGTGATCCGCTGCCGAGTGTTCCCTGTGGGTTCTTATTCGATAGCAGTCGATTACAGAGGCCGCGTGAATACTTTCTGCCGTACGTTCAGCATGACTGTTGCACAGCTTGTGGATCAATTTGGGCGCAAAGAAGAGGGTGGATCCGGCAAGGTTGACTGGTCCAACTTCAGTCCTGGTGTTCGTAGTGCCTATGAGAATGGAAACTATCAGAACTGGATCGAAGTCAGACATGTGATCATGCCTAATCCTAACTACGATGAGAAGAAGATTGGCTCAAAGTTCAAGAAGTACATGTCCACCTACTACGAGCGCGGTAAGGGCTCTGAGTACGACATGAACCAGGATATATATCTCCGTGAATCCGGATACGACAAGTTCCCTGTACTATGCCCACGTTGGGAAGTGGCCGGTGAAGACTCTTACGGAACCAATTGCCCGGGCATGACTGCTCTGGGTGATATCCGTGGTCTCCAGAAGATGGAGTCCAAGTCACTCAAGGCGATCGATAAAATGGTGGATCCTCCAATGATTGCTCCTACAGTCATGGAATCAATCCAGTCTTCAATCCTTCCATCTGGAATCACTTACGTTGATGAACGTGAAGGCGTGAAGGGCTTCCGTCCTGCTCACGAGCTCAACTTCCGCGTGGACCTACTCGAAGGCAAGATGAGTGCAGTCGAGAGAAGAATCGATGAGGCTTACTTCAAAGACATCATGCTCATGTTTGCTGATGAGGATCGTAGCAATGTAACTGCTCGAGAGATCGAAGAGCGCGGTAATGAGAAGTTCTTGGTACTTGGAACTGTTCTCCAGCAATTGAACCAGGATCTTCTTGATCCAGCAGTGGACCTAACTTTCGATTTCATGCTCCAGGCTGGTCTCATTCCACCGGCTCCAGAAGAGCTCCAAGGTGTAGATCTCAAGGTTGAATACGTTTCTATCATGGCCCAGGCTCAGAAACTCATTGGTCTTGATAGCATCAATAAGTTCATGGGTGCAGTGGGTAACATCGCTGGATTTGATCCTCGCGTGCTCCATAAGATCAACACATTCGAATTGATCAACGTGATCGCGGATACCACTTCAGTGGCTCCGAAGATCCTGATCGGTGATGATGAAGCTCAGGCCGCATCAGATGCAGCTCAACAAGCAGCAGCTCAGCAGCAAGCAATGCAAACTGCACAGCTTGCATCTCAATCTGCAAAGAACTTGGCTCAATCGCCAGTCAACGAAGAAAACGCTTTAGGGAAGGTTATGGGACTGTAAGTGGAAAACTATAATGCTGTACTCGATGAAGTAGTCGATAAGGATAAGAAGGCCAAAGAAGAGAAGCAAAAGATCAAGCGTCAAGGCGAGATTGAGGATCTTAAATACCTTCTCCAGTCTCACCAGGGTCGTCGTTTCTTTTGGAGACTTCTCTCTCACTGCCAGGTTTACCATTCAATTTTCAACACAAATGCTCTCACACAATCACACAATTCTGGGAGGCAGGACGTTGGACACTTCGTCCAGGGTGAAATCGTTCAGGCGAGTCCTGAGAATTACATCAAAATGCAGAATGAACATCAAATCAAGGAGACCAAAGTTTAATGAGTGACCAAGTTATTCCACCAGTAGCCGAAAACAAAAATCAAGCTACTCCGGAAGCATCAAAAGCAGATGGCCAAGCACCAGTAACTCCAGTAGCGGATCCAGCGAAAGCTCCAGATCCTGCTCCTGTCGTTGCTCCAGTGATTGATCCATCGACACCGCCGGCAATCGAACCGCCAAAGACTGATGATCAGAATGCTCCAGTAGTATTCGAACTCAAGAAGTCAGATGGTTCTCTTTTAGACGCAGCAGAAGCCGAGAAGATTGTTTCTTTTTCCAAGGAACATGGCCTCTCACCAGCTCAGGCGCAAGCGATCTATAACAGAGAAAACGCAGCTCTTACTGCGCTCGATCAAGACGTTGTGAAACAATACGAAGAACGTAGAAACGGTTGGATTGAAGCTGGGAAGAAAGATCCAGTCTTAGGTGGAGAGCACTATGCTCAAAACGTACAGGCTGCGCATCTGATGTTCCAGAAATTCTCTACTCCCGAATTTACACAATTACTGAAGGATACAGGATTCGGGGATCATCCCGAACTTTTAAAAGTCTTCTTCAATATCCACCAAGCACACAAGGATGATGTTTTAGTGCGCCAGGGAGAATCTCCTACGGCTCTCAAAGACACCAAAGATGTGATGTACGGTGAAACAACAAAATAGGAGAATAGGAAATGGCTACTTTAACTTCAAACGTGGTGACTCTTACAGAGCACGCGAAACGTCTTGATCCAAACGGCAAGATCGCTCGAGTAATCGAGATGCTTGCTCAAACAAACGAAATCTTGGCAGACATGCCATTCATGGAAGGTAACTTGCCGACTGGTCACAGAACGACTATCCGCACAGGTTTGCCGACTGTTGCATGGCGTTTGCTTAACCAAGGTGTTCAGCCTTCTAAATCTCGTACTGCGCAAGTAGACGAGCAATGCGGAAGCTTGGAAGCTTGGTCTGAAGTGGACTCTGAGATCGCAGCAATGTCTGGCGATGTGAACGGATTCCGTCTTTCAGAATCAAAAGCTTTCATCGAAGCGATGAACATTGAGATGGCTCAGACCGTATTCTACGGAAACACTGGCCTTGCTCAAGAAGAGTTCACTGGTCTCGCGATCCGTTACTCTTCCCTTTCTGCAGCTAACGCTCAGAACATCATCGATGCAGGTGGAACTGGTTCAGACAACTCTTCAATCTACCTAGTAGGTTGGGGTGAGCAGTCTGTAATGGGTATCTACCCTAAAGGTTCTTCTATCGGTCTTCAGCACAAAGATCTCGGTGAGCAAGTAATCGAGAACGTGGCTGGTATCGGTGGAGCTCGAATGATGGGCTATCGTGAACAGTTCAAATGGGCATGTGGTCTCTCAGTGAAAGACTGGAGATATGTGATCCGTATTTGTAACATCGATACTTCAAACTTAGTGGCGAAAGTATCCGCTGCTGACTTGATCGAATTGATGATCAAAGCGTGTCACCGCATTCCATTCATGAACATGTGCAAACCAGTGTTCTACATGAACCGTACTGTGTTCGAATATCTCGATATTCAACGCCGTGATGATGTTCAAACTGGTGGCCAACTTGGTTACGATGTAGTGGATGGCAAGCGCATTGCGACTTTCCGCGGAATCCCTATCCGTATCTGTGATGCCCTTCTCACTACTGAGGCACGCGTAGTCTAATTTATCCCTGGGGGATCCTTATGGTGAGGGTTCCCCAACAAAAATATTTCTTCAAAGGAGAAAAAAATGAAAGTAGATGCACTAAATCAATTATCAGACGCGCAAGCGTTTACCGGTGGAACAACTGTTTCCACTAACACAATCGATACCGGATCTGCTGGTAACGACATTTCCATCGGTGAAGAGCTTGCTCTTGCTGTGGCAGTGGACGTTGCTGCGGATTTCACAACAACTGATGAGACCTATACCATTCAGATCATTCAATCGGCTGCGGCCAACTTGAGTTCTCCTGATGTATTGGCTTCTCGCCAGATCTTGGCTTCGGACTTGGCTGCTGGGACTACCCACTACCTTCCATTGCCACAAGGATCAAAGTCCAAGCAATACTTGGGCTATCAAGTCGTGGCGGCTGGAACAACTCCATCCGTTACTTTAACCGCATTTTTGCAGCCAGCTTCCATGCTGGACAAGCAGAAATTCTACCCGAACAACTACGTTATCGCTTAATAGCTGCGTAGTTTTCAAAAGGAGCAACGATGTTAGTAAAAGCAACTCAAACAGGATATTACGGCCATCTTCGTCGCAAAGCTGGATCAGTTTTCGAACTGAAAGCAGTAAAAGGCAAGTTGGTTACACTCACTCCAGAGCAACAGTTCTCTCCAAAGTGGATGCGCAAGCTTAACGATAAGCAAACCGCACAATACGAAGCAGAGATGGCTGCAGCAAACGATGTGGGTGAAGATGATATCGATGAGGGTGCAAACCTGGCTGAAGAAATCGCTCTCGCAGCGCATGCTTCTGCCAAGCAAGCAACAGCAAGTGTAGCTCCAGAGAAGAAGTTGACACCAGCTCAGAAAGCCGCGCAAACCAAAGCAGCGAAAGCTGCTGCGAAGAACGTGAAAGATGAGCCGATCACTGATTCTGCAGACGCTTAATTGAACTGGGTGGGGGTCGTTGATTCCCACCCTACTTCAAAACAAAAATAAAATATCAAGAAATAGGAGACCTAATATGAACCATCACTCAGCCGTTAAAATTTTAGACGCTGCGACTGCAGCAAACGATCTTGGAGAAAGACACACGCCGTTCAAAACTCCAAAGAGATCATTTCAAGCTTATGGCCAGGCTGCTACCGGAACCGGTGCTGCTACTGTGGCAATCAGAGGAAGTAATCGAGACAATGCGGATCCTTCGATCGATTCTCACTGGATCACAATCGGAACCATCACTCTCACGTTTGCAGTAATGGCTACTGAGTACACTGATGGATTCACTACGGATTCTCCATGGAGACATGTGAATGCAAAAGTTACCGCAATGACTGCAGCGGTTGGCGGTGAAATTTCAGTGATGATGGGGGGCTAATCATGAGCACTTCAGTATCTTCAAGCAAAAGCGGAGTGGTTCAAAGCCTTTCCAGTAATCCTGGAGCTGAAGAGGGAACCATCTCTCGAACAGATTATGATGCGTTTATCATCGGAAGTGGTGGATCTCTTGGATTGAAGTCCGGAGCGATTGCTCCAGGTTCATTTGCCGGATCTCCAAGAAAGTCTACTGTTACCTTTGCTACACCATATCCGGATACACAATTTTCTATCCTGGTAACTGGAGTGGATTCTCGATCTTTTACATTTGAAAACAAAACAGTGAATGGATTCGATATCAATACAAATGCAGCTGCTGCATTAACTGGTGAAGTTCTATGGCTTACTTCGCCATTGGGAGAATAAATGAATAAAAAAATTATAGCACTCTTCACGTTTCTTTCTTTCAGTGCAGTAGCGGCCTCAGTTTACGACTCAGTAACTGTAGAAAGTGTTCTCAAGCTTTCAGGTCAAACTGCTACGACTGTTCCATACCTTGATGCTTCAAAGAATTTTGTATCAAGTGCGGTCACTCCTACTGAGCTCGGGTATCTCTCTGGTGTTACCAGTGGGATCCAGTCTCAACTAGGTGCCAAAGAAGGTACGATCACAGCGACCACTTCGGCTGACTATTACCGTGGAGATAAGACGTTTCAAACGCTTGACTCTTTGGCAGTGGTCGAGAATACGAACTTGTACTTTACTGATGCCAGGGCTCGAGCTGCTGCGATCGCATCATCGATCACTGATGGAGATCTCACGCATGCTCCTGATGGTAACTCTGTGTTTGATGCCCTTGCTTTAAAAGAGCCAAACATCACGGCTACTACTTCAGCAGATTACTATCGCGGTGATAAGACATTCCAGCCATTCAATGCTGCTGCTCAATCGGCAGTAGTAACTCAAGTGATTACAAATGGTGTGACTGCTACCGCTCCAAGTGAAGATGCGGTATTTGATGCATTGGCATTGAAGCAATCCACTTCAGAAAAAGATCAAAACAATGGTTATGCCGGTCTCGATGCCGGTGGGAAGATTGCAGTCTCTGCACTTCCTAATACTGTGATGACTTTCGAAGGCCAATGGAATGCGAATACCAACACTCCAGCTCTAGCAGATGGCGTGGGTAATGCCGGTGATGTTTACCGCGCTAACGTGGCTGGATCTACTGACTTTGGATCCGGACCAATCGCATTCAACCTGGGAGACTGGGCTGTTTATAACGGAACAGTATGGGAATACGCTGCGAACTCAAACCTTGTGATGTCAGTTAATGGACAACAAGGTGTTGTTGTTTTAGATACCGATGACATTGCTGAAGGAACGGCACTCTATTTCACCGAGGCTAGAGTTCGTTCAACTCCATTGACTGGATTCACAAGTGGTGCCGGTGTTGTGGCTGCTACGGATACAGTGCTCCAAGCATTCCAAAAGCTAGATGGAAACATTAATGCTGCTAGTTCTGGTGTTGCTTACGGTATGGCAGGATTTGATTCTGCCGGTGCTTTATACGAAATTCCAAACATGTTTCACACTGACTACAATGGACTGTTTTCAAATACCCAAATACCAGTAGCCGGTGCGATGAACTCGCTAAGTTTCAACTCTGCCGGAGGAACCGCGCCTGATTCGGTAAATGGGATTTTACTTAACAACACTACAGAGAGCACGCTTTCAATGTCGTTGTTAGATTTAAACAACAACGCTCCTATTGGTGATGACTTTAACGGGTTTCGTTTGTTTAACAGCGGTAATGCTGTTGACGGACTTACTATGCAATCGGTCGGTAACTCTGGAAACTTTGCAAACAATATGCGTCTAATGGAAGCCTCCAACAGCGGTAGCGGCGGCGGCGGTATTTTATACAATGTCTACAACAATGGGGCAATGTCTGGCCCGTTCACTTCGTTCCAAATAAGTGATTCAGGAAACCACACAGCAAATAACCAACTGCTTAATTTAAGCAGAAATGGCGACACTACCGGTGATGCGAATGGTATCGGGCTAGCTTTTGATGGTGACGTTTCTGGTAACGCTACAGCGTTAACTATCGGTTCTAATGCGAACTTAATTGGTGGCGGCTATATCGGTGCAAACATTTACAGTGGAAAGGTAACGGTAACCGGAAGTTCCACTATGATGTTTCTTTCGGATAATGGAAGTTCAACTAATAAAACTGGACTGAGTGTAAACTTGTCAGGTTCAGCTAGTTCTAGCGTGAGCGGTGCCAACATAGACGTTTCCAGCGTTACTTTTGCGGGGCAAAAAACCGCGCTTCAATCGCAAGGCGGTGTATTTAGTTCTATCAGCAATATTGAAAGCAGCGACTTTACACCTTCACCGTTCGCAAACCAGAACTCTCTTGGCGGTCAGTTTCAGATTGATTCAGGATATCCCGTTTTGGCTACTCCTTTCTTCGGTAATAACTTAGGTATTGATATCAACTTTGACGATGACTACACAGCGGATAACTTTATCGGTGCAGGAAATAGTATTGGTTACAACATTAATGGTTTTGTGAATCAAATCACAGGTGCTACCGGTAAAACATTCGACACTGTAAACTACATGTTTGCGGGCGGTTCAAACCCAAGTGGCGATGGAACTATTGTTGACCTGAACTTTTTCAGAACTGCAGGTCTTTTAAACGCGGGCGGTAACTTAACAGCCACCAATATGAGAGGATTTTACGTTGACCCCGCTTTTGATGGTTCTGTTACAGCTACAAATAAATGGGGTTTTATTAATGCTTCATCCACTTCTGAAAACTGGTTTAAAAAGAACGTAGTAATCGGGGGAACGAGCGGTAACGGTGAAGCGGGTGTAGAACTTGACGTTGACGGTGAAGCTCGTATCAGAAGTTTGACTACAGCAGGTTATGTGACCACGGATGCTACTGGGCATTTAACTTCAGTGGCGATTCCTGGAACTCCAGTATCCTCTAACATCACTGCCAATACGACTCTATCAAGTGCGACTAAACTGTACTTTGCGGATACTACCGGTGGAGCCTTCACGGTTACACTTCCGGCTGCATCTTCAAATGATGGTGTGTCGTTCACTGTGAAGCATGTCACTTTCGGTGGAGCAAATGATGTGACTGTGGCCATGACTGGTGGAGATACAATCGAAGGAGCTGCAGGAGATACTCTCACTGCCGGAGATGTAAAAGTTTATATCAGCAATGGAACTAATTGGTACTTGGCTCAATAAGGAGAACCGATGGCGACTAAAATTGAAATATGCAATATGTCGGTTGGACACCTTGGCTCCACTTTCGAGATCCAGGACATCAATGAAAGATCAAAAGAAGCAAGAGCTCTGAAGCGGTTTTACAAGACTGCATTCGAAGCTACTCTCAGAGACTTTGATCTTCCATCGACTAGAAAGATCGTGAAGCTCCAGCTCGTTGCTGAGAATCCTAATCAAGAGTGGCAATACTCTTACCGGTATCCGAATACTTGCTTGAAGTTTAAGCGCGTGCTTCATCCAGGATCCAGAGATGACACCTATGATGAGAAGGTTCCATATCGCCAGGATTCTGATTCAACCGGGAAGTTGATTCTCACTGATCAGCCAGAAGCCTATGCTGAGATTGTGGAAGTTCTAGTGAATGAATCAATGCTTCCTCCTGACTTCGTTCTCGCCTTCTCATATCGATTATCGTTTTATATCGCTCCAAGCTTGACCGGTGGGAATGCATTCACTGGGTTGGGTGATTCCATGATGGCGAAGTACATGAATGAGCTTTCGATCGCTAAACGCAATTCTGCAAATGAAACACAACGAGATCCTGACCAGCCTTCATCTCTTGAGCTTGCTCGAGAAGATGGGGTTCGAAGTGATCGTAACGGAAGATTCAGGAGAATATTCTAATGAAGAGTTTGAAACTACAGCCAGCAAATAAACCAGAACCATCTAGCATTCCGATTGCAGACTGCGATCGCGATGAAGGACCAAAGTATCCTTACGGTACTCAGATCACTCTCAATGAGGAATCTCTGAAAGCAATGGGGATCACTGAGCTCCCTAAAGTTGGAGAGAAGATGATGATCTGTGGACTGGTAGAAGTTTGCGAGACTTCCAAGAATGAGAACATCAGTGGTCACAACTATCGATGCCTTGGTCTTCAGATCACTGACTTGGAACTAGAAGCTGTAAAGCAAAAGAAACCGTCAAAAGAAGTGATGTACGATAAGGATAACGATGGCGAGTAGCATAATTCAGAGAAGTTTTGCATCCGGTGAATTGGATCCAGCTCTCCACTCGAGGGTGGATCAAGTACGTTATGGAACTGGACTCAAGACTCTTAGAAATGCTTTTGTACGCAAGAATGGTGGGGCTGATGGCCGCTCCGGATCCATCTTCATTGATGAAGGAAAGTCTCGGTCAAAACAACATCGCAAGATTCCATTCCAATTGAGTCTCTCGGTGAAGTATCAGATCGTTGTTGGAGAAGGATATTTCCGATTCATTAAAGATGATGCTCTGATCACTGATTCAACTAAAGCAATCACAGGGATCACTCAGGCCAATCCTGGTGTGATTACTTCCGTGGCCCATGGATTCACTAACGGCCAGGAGCTTGAGCTTGCTGACATTGTTGGGATGACTCAGCTCAATGGTAGAAACTTCTTTGTGGCCGGTGCTACTGCCAATACCTATACTCTGACCTATCGAGATGGAACTCCGGTGGATACTACTGCATTCGGTGCATACGTTTCCGGTGGAACTGCATCAAGAATTTACGAGATTGCAAATGAATATCTCGAGGCTGATCTGAGAGCTCTTCACTACTCTCAATCCGCGGACGTTCTAAATATCACTCATCAATCTTATCCACCGGCTGAGCTCAGAAGGTTTGGAGATGCAAACTGGACCTTTGGAGATAAGACATTCTCTCCTCAAGGCTATGTTCTCCCATTCAGTATCACTGGACCAGGTGGAGCGATTCCAATTCTTTACGCTGTGACTGCTGTATCCTCAGTTACTGGAGAAGAAACGATTCCACTTCCATTGGCTCCAACTTACACGATCACTTCAATCACTAATGGATTCCCTTCAGTGGTGACGACATCGATCGCACACAATCACTTGAACGGTGAGCGCGTGAGAATGATCCTTCCTTCCGGATCTGGAATGGAAGAATTGAACTTCAGGATCTTCCAGGTGAAGGCAGTGACTGCCACTACTTTTGAGCTCCAGGGTGAAGATACTACTTCTTACACTCCTTATACTGCTGGTGGAACTTTGAACTTCCTTACTTATGGAGCGAACTGGACCAATCCAACTCCAGCGGCTCCAGTTATTTTCACTCTACCTGATGCGGTTGGATTCAGAGAATACAATATTTACAAGTCAGTGAACGGTGGAACTTTTGGAATCATTGGGATCTCTAAAGGTCTAACATTCAAAGATGAGGGATTTGAGCCGGATACTTTGGTCTCATTCCCCACCGGAACCAATCCTTTCCGTGGAGCTGGTAACTATCCTGCGATCTCTACCTATGTTCAGCAGCGTTTGTTCTTCGCTAATACGATCAACAATCCTGAAGATGTTTGGGGATCCGGAATCGGACAATACAATAACTTTGATCGGGTCTCTCCAAGTAATAACGATGAAGCGATGCAATTCAAGCTTGCCGGTGAGGAAGTGAATCCTGTTCGTCATATCTTCAATTTGGGTGGATTGACCATTCTCTCTGATGTGGGCGAGTGGATCTCTACTGGGGACCAAGATGGATCTCTCAGTCCAAGTAATATCAGTCCTAAGCAAGTATCCGGGAATGGTGCTTCTTATGTGAAGCCAGCGATCATCGATTTCTCCGCGGTCTACATTCAAGAGCATGGTGAAGTGGTGCGTGATTTCAGAGCTGATCTCCAGGGTGGGGATCTCAGTGCGTTTTCTCATCATCTTTATAAGAATAAAAAAGTTGTATCGATGGCCTATCAGAAGACTCCTAACTCAATCCTTTGGATGGCGATGGATGATGGATCTCTCGTGTCTCTCACTTATATTCGAGAGCAGCAGATCATTGGGTTTGCTCGACATGATTTTGATGGTGGGTTTGTGGAAGATGTTTCAGCTTATCGGAACTCAAATGAATACGAGGTTTTCGTAACTGTGCGCCGGACGATCGATGGCCAGACTCGAAGATACATTGAAAGATTCTTCACTCGTCGGATCGTGGACATCATCGATAACATTTTCATGGATTCTGCTCTCTCTTACGATGGCCGGAATACTGGATCCACCACAATGACTCTATCCGGTGGAACCACTTGGGGAACCAATGAGACTCTCACTCTGACTTCAAGTGCAGCATTCTTCGCTGTTTCTGATGTTGGAAAAGAGATCCACTTCTACAATGATGATGGAGTCTTGCTCCTTCGCTTCAAGATCAATGCATTTACCAGCTCTACAGTGGTCACTGGGAAAGCAAACTATGTGGTCCCTGCTGCTCTGAGAACGACTGCAACGCTTGAATGGGCCAAGGCTGTGAACCAGGTGAGTGGGCTCTGGCACTTGGAAGGTGAGACTCTTTCTGTGGTGGGTGATCGTACAGTGATCGCAAGTCCAAACAATAGCGCAACGAACTACGAGACATGTGTGGTCAATGATGGCGTGATTGAGCTCGGTGGATTCTATGCCGTGGTCCATGCCGGGCTTCCGTTCATTGTGGATATCGTGACTCTCCCGATTGATTCAGCTCAGGGTGAGACGCTCCAGAACAAAAACAAATTGAATGGCAAGGTCACTGGACGCTTCGAAGATACTGCCGGTGTTTATGTTGGAACCAGAGAGCCTACCGGAGCAGATCTCCTGGCCAATCTATTCGATGCAAAAATCAGAGAAGATGAGAATTATGACTCTCCGAACAATTTAATTAATGGGCTGGTCGAGTTCAATGTGGATAGCACATGGGACAAAACTGGTCAGGTTTTCATTAGGCAAGTAGATCCGTTGCCTATATCCTTGGTCTCAGTGGTGAGCGAAGGGTTATTTCCATTCAAAGGGGGCGCGTAATGGCAGCTTTAACGGCGAGTTTATTAATCGGTAGCGCACTGGCTACTGGGTATGGTGCGATAAAAAATTCTCAGGCTCAAAGAGAGCAAGCCGACTTCCAGGCTGATCAAGATAAGTTCAATTCAAATATAGCAGGACTACAAGCTGATGATGCCATTGCAAGGGGTGAACAAGAGGCCCAGAACGCTGCTGTGAAGGCTCGGCAGATCAAGGGTGCTCAGAAGGTTGCATTTGCTGGGAGTGGCATAGCGGTCGATTCTGGCTCAGCAGCAGATCTACTTGCAGAAACCGACAAATTGAGTACGCTAGACATATTGACCATCAAGAATAATGCAGCAAGAGAAGCATTCGGTTACAAAGCGCAAGGGCTCAACTATCAAGCTCAGGCCGACATGACTCGTAAGGCTGGTAAAGCAGCAGCAGCAAACACTCTTTTAACTGGTGGGGCCAACGTCCTATCTTCTGGAGCTCAAGCTTTTGCAAAATCTTCTGGTAAAAAGGAAACCGCATGAAGGCTCCGGTAAATAGCGGCCAGAGGGTTCAGACTCAAGCTATTGCTCCGATCAGAGCCAACGTGAGTGCTCCCATTGAAGCTTTTGGCGGTGGCGGTGCCAATCCAGGTGAGGCCATTGCAAGTGCTGCCAATTCCACGGCCAAGATCGTTCAGACTCAAATAGACAACGCAAATAGTCTGGCTCTCAAGCCATTGAAGAATGAGCTCGATCAGTTCCACATCAATCAATTCAAGCGTGGTGAAAACGGTGAACCACTTGGAGTCTTCACTACGAACGGTAAGGATGCCTTCACAGAGGCTCCTAATCGCCTGAAAGAAGAGTTCCAAAAGAAGCGTGATGAATTACTCGCCAAGGCTTCAAACGATTACCAGAGGGCCAGCATTAACGAAATGGCTGCCAATACATGGGAGCAGCTCGATAAGGAGATGGCCACTCACTCCAATAGTCAACGAAATGAGTATGATAAGGCTCAGACCGCGGCTTCACTAAAACTCAATAAAGATCTCGCTGTGATCAAGATGAATGATCCGGCTGCAGTCAGGGCTGCAATGGTGGCCCAGGTCCAGGCGATCTCCACCTATGGCCATTCTCAAGGTCATCCGGCTGAACAGATCGAAAGCGATATCAATACTGCTCTCAGTGATCTCAATACGGACATTGTGGTTCGACATGTGGACCAGAACAATGTTGAGACTGCTCGTGCCTACTACGAGAGAAACAAGGGTCTCTTCCACGGTGACGACATCATGAGAGTGGAGAAGCTCTTGAAAGAGGGTGGAACCAAGTCCGCTGCGATCAAAGCTTCAAACGAGATCGTCGGTCAATACAATGATACTTATGCGGCTCTCAAGGCTGCTGAAGAAAAGATCAAGGATCCAGAAGAGCTCGAACTCACTCAGACCATGATCAAAGCAAAGATGAAAGAGAAGAACGATGCTCCTCTTCGTCTTTACGATAATCGCCTCATGCAAGCGGTGGAATCTATCGATAAGAATGGGGACGTTGCTCCTTCAATTTCTGATGGTCTACTCCCGGATGGTAAGCGTGCGGTTCAGCAATACGCTTTATATAAACGTGGTCTCTTGAAGATCGATCCAACTAACTCGGTCTATTTGGATTACTCCAATAAATCGATGGAAGAGATGTCTCGAGTTTCTCAATCTGACATGCTTTTAAAGGTGAAGACTTCGACTACTCCAGAGCAATTCAGAAGCATCTATGATCGATGGCAGATTTCTCGCGATGGAATGAACGGAGATCCAGGAGCTAAAGCAAAGTGGAACTCTACCGGAGAAGATCATGCATCAATGCTTGTGACTCTGAAAGATGCCGGCGTGATCTCAGATGGTATGAATATGGGAGATGTGAACAAAAATTCCAAGTCCAGAAAGATCTTCATTAACACCTACAATGATGTGACTGCTGAGATCGATAAAGAAATGGCAAACCGTGGTGGAAAGCCGCTTGCTGATGAAGAGCGCAAAGCCATCATGAAGAGCGTAGTGAACAGAACCGTGAAGACTTCTGGCATAATCTTTGGGACCAATGAATCAAGAGTGGTCGAAGTCAACGCAGATGATGAGAGCAGTATCAGAAAAGTTTATCTTGATCCTACTGAGAAGGCTCAGATGATTCAGGCTGCGAAAGTGAATGGCCTGATTCCAATGAATATGAATCCAATGCAAGCAGAGACAATGCTTGGAATTGGAATGCGTAAAGCAAAACTACATGCTCTTAAAAATGGTGCTTTCAACTCAGATGAAAAAGCCAAAGAGCTTATGGATATTTTGAGAGCTAATTTTAAAGGAAAATAATAATGCCGATCGTCCCAAGTGATTCACAGAATGAGACTCCTGCAGCTCCAGTTCAGCCAATGACTCCAGTGGAGACTTCTCCAACTTCCGGGACAGGTGGCCTGAGTGCTTCAACAGTAGCGGCTCCTGCTCCGTCCCCACCGCCTTCTCCTGTGATCCCACAACAATCTTCAGAACCAGCTCCATCGAGCAATCTCTTTCCGCTTCAGAACTATGAGGACGTTAAGATCAGAGCCGCTCGAGCTACTCAATACGGAAAGACTCCGGAGCAAGCTGCCAGGATCTTCAGTGTAGAACAAAAGACCGGATATCCTACTCAGTACATCGAAGAAAATTTAGATGAAGTTGAGAAGCAATCTGAAATGCAGGGATTCAGTGCGGCTGACTTTGCAAAGCGCAGTCCTAAGTTTGCTTCCTGGATTGCTCAGAATCCAAACAACTACGCACTATCCAAAGATGATCTTGATAACGGAAGAGGTCTTGAGAGCGCGGTTAATGATTACTCTCTCATGCAATCGGCCCATGATTCACTTTACAAGGGATTTGCAGATTTCAATGCCGGCCTCGCGAAGCTTCCAGCATTCGCCTATGACATTGCTGCTGTTCCTCAGAACTTGGCTTCGAAGATCCCAGGACTCGAAGGCCTTGAGACTCGAGCTCCGAGTGAGTGGTATAACAACTCAGTCACAAAATACTTCGAAGAAAAATCGAAGATCTCTTTAGATAACAATCCGGATCTCCATGCTGACATGCTTGAGATGATCTCTAAAAAGCAATACGAACGCGCTGGCCGTGCAGTGTTTGCCAACGTGGTGACGAACGCTCCTAATGCCATTGCTCTTATGTTTGGAGCAGGGGCTGGATTAGCTAAACAATCTTTAGCGTTTGCCGGAGCTCAGACCGGTGCTCAAGCTGCAGGATCTGAAGAGAGTCAGAAAGTGGATCCGCTTACCGGAACGATCGCTGCTGTGACTAAGGGTGGATTCGAAGCTGTGTTCGAAGAGATGGGAACTCTCAGTGTTCTTGAGAAGTGGTCCAAGGGTCTCATGAACAAAGTGGGCCGGACCAGTGCCACTGAAGTGATTAAGAATTTTTCGAAGATGATGGTCTCCTCTTTCCTTCAAGAAGGATCTGAGGAAGCCGTTACCAGCGCAGCTCAAGACATGACCGACTATCTCACTGGGGTCAATCCTGGCGCGATAGATGGCATGGGAAAGAGAATGCTCGAGGCTGGAATCATCGGTGGATTCTCTGGAACTGGAATGACTGCTCCTGCCGGATTCGGAATGAGTGTTATTCATGCCCGGGCAAATAAGCAGACCGAGCTTCAAAAGAATTTCTATAAAGCTATTGGAGAATCTGCAGAGGCTTCGAAGATCCGTGAACGTCTTCCGGAGAAATACCGTGAGATGGCCGAAAAGGTAATGAAGGATGGTCCTGTTGAGAACATCTATATTCCTGTGGAGAAGTTCACTGAACTGTTCCAGTCATACGAAGATGGCGGTCTACCTGGAGCGATAACTGAGCTTGGTATTGATAAAGAGTTTCAAGAAGCAAAAGAAACAGGCGGTCTAGTAAAAATCAAGACTTCTGTTTGGGCTGATAAGATGGCCGGAACTACTCACTACAATGCTGCTAGTTCTGACATCACTTTTGATCCACAATCTTTCACCGAGAATGAATCCAAGGAAGCTACTAAAATTCTAGCTGACGATACCAATACTTTTGATCCATCTATGTTTGATGGAGAGAAGGCAATTGAGGGAATGACCGTTCAGCAGCAAGTTCAAAAGATGCTCGAAGACACTGGTATGAGTCCAGAGAACGCAAGGAAGAACGCCATAGTACATCGCTTCTTTAATGTATTTGGAAAGCGGTTAGGGAAGACCGCCGAGCAATTGTTTGGAGAGTACAATCTCAGTATCACTCGTCCTGTTGCCAATGCTCAGGTGAACAATTTCAATCCACAAGACGCTGCAAAGAATAAGGATCTCGCGAAGTATGATCCGGAAGTTCTTAAAACTATTCTCCAAGATGCAAACGAGACCAAGGGTGATGCATCCACTTTTAATCCTGAGACCAATCAGAGAGCTCCTGGATTCAGGGGTGGACCGGCTTACATTGCATCAAGCGATTACCCGACTAAAGATATTCAAATTGCTTTTAATAAAGCTTCTCAAGGAATGGAGCTCACGCCATACCAAAATGAGATCGTTCAAAAGTTATACGATGATTCTGGCTATGCTCCAAAGAAGCCATTCGATCCGGAGACCATTCTTCTCCAGGGTGGAGATGTTACAAAAACAAAAGAATTTAAAAACTGGTTTCAAGATTCAAAGGTAGTCGATGAAGATGGTAAACCTTTGGCCGTTCATCACGGTGGGCTAGGTGCTACCGATATTGAAATTTTTGATACGAATTATTCTGGCCAAACCACTGGTAACAACACATTCGAAGCATTCCATTTTACTGACAATGCAGAAGTGGCTCAGGACTACAGCCGACAATCCTTCAATAGAAGATACCAGGATGATCCTGAAAGCTTGGTTACTGATGGCATAGTGAAGAAGATACCTGACTTCAAGGGTGACTATAAAAAGCAATATGCATTCGTAGAGAAACACGCGAATAAAAGACTTGGAACAAGTGAAGTTTATCTCAGCATTCAGAATCCAATTGAAATTGATCTTAGTGGTGAACGTGTTGACGTTGCCTATATCGAAAGACTTACGAACTTTGCCAAAAATGGTGTTGATGAGAATGGTGAGTTTGAAGAATTTCATGAGAAAAAATATGGAATATTTAACGAAGAAACAGAAGAATACTCCGATGTAGTCCCAATCGATGGAATCATCATTACAAACATGATTGATGATATCAGTCCAGCTTCGAACAAGGTGGCCCACCAGTACATTGTTTGGGATAATACGAATATTAAATCTGTAGAGAACAGAGGAACATTCGACCAGAACGATCCAAACATTCTCTATCAAAGCAAGGAAGCTCCAACTCAGAGCCCACTCGGATTCTTCTCTCAGATGCAAGCAGAGATCGAGAAGATGGATTTCAAGTCCATGCCGGTCAAAGACTTCCTTAATCGCTTGAAGAACATTCCAGGAATCAAGGCAGAAGAGATCGAGTTCTCTGGTTTAATCGACTTCTTGAATATCGCAGAACATCCAAACGATAAGATCGAGAAGTCAGTTCTGAAGGAATTCTTTGAATCCAATGGTGGAGTGAAGCTCGAGCAAGTTGTTCTCGGTGAAGCTGACCGTGATGTAGCGGATTCAGTCAGTGGAATCGGTGATGTGGTGTGGGGTGAGCAGGAGCGAGACTACTCGAGTGAAGGCGATGATATTTCAAGTGAGTTGGACTACTATCTCAGAGATAATGATGAATGGTATAAAGAAAATGAAGAAGAGGTCCGCAAGGATTTACTGGACAACGATGCTGAAGATTACGGTGAATGGAATACTGAAGTAGATCCACCGGAATTTGTATTTGAATCAGCATTAGCTGAGAAAAATCTTAAAAGAGATATTAAAGATCGGATGTACGAACTCGCTGAACAAGCTGCCAGAGATTCAGTAGAAAATGATGAGTATAGATGGCGTTACAGCGTTGATCTTGAGATCGATGGCGGCGGTCGTGGGAACACTTACACTCTTTACGGAAATGATGAAACAGGCTGGTATAATTCAGACGCTGGTGAATTAGGCAATAATCTGAACGAAGCTAAGATCCGTATGGTTTCTCATCTAATCGATCAGGGAATTATAGAGGGTGATAAGTCTCAATTGATCAAGGCAGATGAGCTCGAGTGGAGAAGTCCAACTTCAAAGGTTGATTACGAAAAAAGAAGAAAAGCAGAAGTAGCTTACTTCAAAAAGAACAAAGAAAAGTTTATTGAGATTGCTAAAAATGATGTTGATTACTGGGGCGATTCAGAGACTCCAACTCAAGATGAAATTGAAAGCCGCGCAAGCGATCTTGCTGATAGTGATCTTGAAAGCATTTTAATCGATCCAAACAATGAGAAAGCAGATATATCAATCAGGATCGACAGTGATCTTCTTGATGCACATATCCAAGGTAATAATGTCAAGGGCTGGGAAGTGGTCTACTATCCTGGTAGAAAAAAAGATGGATTCAATACCGATGAACTCCAGGCAAAGACTGTTGATGATGCGAAGAAAGAAGCGATCCAGCATTTAGTGAGCAAAGGTTTGGTTACTGGATCCACTCCAGTAGAAGGTGGAAAGAGTCCGGATCTTCCCACTGGCAAAGCTAAGTTCGGAACGTACATCATCAAGGATGGCGAGTCTGATAATTACCGTGAGTTCCTCCTTCAATTAAAATTTCCAAAGATGGAGAAGTTCGTTTATTCGAATCACTTCTCTCAAGAGAACATCGTGGCCCATGTTCGCGTTACCGATCGCGAGATCAATGGTAAGAAGACTTTGTTCATCGAAGAAGTTCAATCCGACTGGCATCAACAAGGTCGTGAGCGTGGGTATGAGGACAAGGAATCTCAGAAACAGAAACAAGATCTATATAAAGAGCGTGATGAAAAAGATGAGCAGCTTCGCTTAACTAGAAACAAATTAGAGGGTGAACTATTAAACATTGGGAACCTTGGATTCAGAAGTGAAGTGGAAGCTGTTGGAGCCATTAGAACAGAAGCGAATTTTGCTGATCGGTTCGATCTAAAAGGCGAGCCAAAAATCATCGAACTCGGGAATAAATACAGAAAAGAATACAAAGAACACGATGAACTTAATGACAAGGTAAGGGCTCTCGAGAGTGCTGTTCCAAACGCTCCTCTAAAACAAACTGATGCATGGGCTGCTCTTGCAATGAAGCGAATGATGAGAGTGGCGGTTGATGGCGGTTACGAAGCCATTGCCTGGACTCCAGGATCTGTTCACTCCGATCGATGGGGTACTGATCAAATTGGGTGGGCGAAGAAAGATGATCACTTCCTGGTAGGTGCTTCAGAGCTCCGCGGTGGAAATGCCGGTGGAATGAACATGGAAGAAGTGGCTCGTCAACGTGGGATCTTGCTCGAGCGTAATGGCGAGATCGTGAAGACAAAAGAAGATCTTCAGAAAGTTGTTTCCGATACTCTTAATCGAGAGCGCAATGATCGATCACTTCAAAGCTTAACAGATTCAATCTGGAAACAAATGCAAGAGAATCCATCCGGAGAGCGCAAGCCGCGTGCTGAAGGCATGGAGTTCATGTACGATAACATGCTCAAGAAAGTGGCTGAGAAGCTCACTAAAAAGCTTGATCCAAGTGTGAAGGTTCAGAAGGTTGGCATTCCTGATACTGCAGAAGTTGAAAAAAATGTAGCAGAATATACTGGTCCAGAATTAACCATCGATGAGCTTGATAATAAAGTTCGTAAAATATTGGATAATAGAGATCCTTGGTCTGTAAGTGATAGCGGTTCATATAATAGAGTTATTAAAGAAATGGGTGACGGTAAGTCTTTTAAAGAGGCAATGCAATCACAAGGAACAATTGGACTAGCTGAAAAAATTGGTGGAAATCTTGAGTTTAAAGATATCAAAGGACCAGATATCCAATCTCACTTCATGGAGATCACTCCTATGATGAGAGAGAAGATCTCTGAAGGATTCTCTCTATTCCAATCTGCAGACCAGGTTAAGCGTGGTCGGATCCTCTTTGACTCAAATGGAAATTTCAATATTGAGTTTTTAAAGAATGCTGATGCTACAACATTCCTTCACGAGACTGCTCACTTTTTCCTTGAGGTTTATGGAGACCAGGCTTCTAAGCCAGAAGCTCCTGCAGCAGTCAGAGAAGATTACGCGAAGATATTGAAATATCTCGGTGTTCAATCCCGTGATCAGATCGGCGTTGATCAACATGAGAAGTTTGCTGAGTCATGGGAGAAGTATCTCATGGAAGGCAATGTTCCTGTGTCTGAATTGCGCGAAGTATTCAATACGATCAAAGCTTGGTTCATTGGAGTCTACAAGTCTATCGCTGCAGCTTATCCTGGAGTGAAGCTCAGTGCAGATATCCGCGGTGTGTTCGATCGCATGCTTGCTACTGAAGAAGAAATCGAAAGAGCTCTTCATGAGATCCAGGCTACTCCATTGATTCCTAATGTCGATGGTGTTCTTTCAAAAGAAGAGGCTGAGAAGTATGTGAAGCTCATTGAACAAGAGCGTGATATCGCGGCTGATCAGGCTCGTGCCAAGGCCATGAAGACTCTCACTCGAGAAATGACGAAGATCCGCAAGGCTCGAGAGATTGAGATCCGCAAGGAAGTAACTGCAGAAGTGGATAAAGAGCCAGGTCAAGTGATTCTTACAATGATCAGGACCGGTCAAACTCCTGGTCGTGAAGATCTTCCAAGTGAATTTAAAAACTTCAAGCTCTCTCGTCGGATCACTAATCAATTGTTTGATCCAAAGATTGTGGAGAATCTTCCAAACGGTATCTTTACTAAAGATGGTCAGCATCCAAACGTGGTGGCCGGATTACTTATGGGACCACTTGCCTCCGGAGCAGATCTCATCACATTACTTGCAAATACTCCGAACCGGAAAGAACTGATCGAGCAAAGAACTCAAGAGCAAATGAACCAAGAATTTCCGGATCCTATTCTGGATGGATCTATAGTTCAGAATGCTATGGAAGCTGTTCACAATGAGGCCGGAGCTGAACGTCGAAACTTTGAGATCGATGTCATGATGAAGAGCAAGCCGGCTGCAGTGAAGGGCATGATCAAAAAGATCACTGATCGTAAGATCACAGTGGCTCAATTCCGGAACCGTGCTGAGATCATTATAGGAACGACTGCTATCAGAGAGATCCGTCCTGTTGTCTACATGCGTGGTGAGATTAAGCATGCAAAAGAGGCTGTTCGTTTATTCTTAAAGGGTGACTTTGATGGAGCGATCGAGGCCAAGCAAAAAGAAATATTGAACCATGAACTATATCGAGTGGCGATCAAGGCCCAGGAAGAAGTTCAGAAAGCTCAAGATCGTTTCAATAAGGTTTTCCAAAAAGATGAGAAGCTTGCAAAGAACAGAGACATGGCCTACATCAATGCGGCCAGAGCTCTATTGGCTGAGTTCAAAATTGGAAATTCAGATTATGATGCAGATCACTATTTGAGCAGCATTCAAAAATACTTCCCAGAAGTTTACACTCAAATAAAAGAGATCGTGGATTCATCGATTGCAAATGCTGCAGATCACAGAGATGTCTCGTTCAACGTGTTCATGGATATGGCGAACACTTTCAAGTCACTCTGGGATATGTCTCGATTGAATCATCAGATCACGATCGATGGAATGAAGATGGATCGCATCTCTGCACAGGATGAGATGAATACCGTTCTCGAAGATCTCAGCAAAGACAAGGGCAAGGGTGAAGAGTTTGCTCGAGCTCGGAATGAGAAGGACGAAAGAAAGTTTACTTTCGGTGCAATGAAATCTGCACTTCGTCGTGTTGAGACTTGGGTGGATCAAATGGATAGCGGTCGTATTGGCGGTCCATTCAGAAAGTTTATCTGGGAACCGGTGAGTGGTGGAGTGATCCAGTATCGCCTTGCAAAGAACCAGACTATCGCTAAATTTTTGAAGATCTTGAAGGACCACACTAAAGGATTTTCTGAGGTAAGTATTCCGGCCAAGGAGCTCGTGGGCCTACCAAACGATGCCGGTGTTGCCAGTCCATACCTATTCCAAAACAAAGCAGAGCTCTTAGGGGCAATGCTTCACATTGGTAACGAGAGCAATCTTCGGAAGCTCCTTGTTGGTAATGGGTGGGGATCTCTTGATGAGGATGGCAATCTTGACACTTCGAACTGGGATTCATTCCTAAAGCGCATGCATTCTGAAAATATACTTCAAAAAGAAGATTACGATTTCCTTCAAAGTGCTTGGGATCTCATGGCTGAATTGAAGCCAGGTGCTCAAAAAGCTCACTATGAGATCTATGGATACCACTTCGCAGAAGTTACGAACCATGAATTTGAAACTCCTTTTGGAAAATACAAGGGAGGATACGCTCCAGCTTCGATCGATCGCTTGAGAACAAAGAATGCAAAAGCACAATTGAGAGCCATTGAAGATGGAACTTCTGCCAACATGTTCCCAGCTCCACTCAATGGATTCAGTAAAAAGCGTGTTGAAAATTATACTGTTCCACTTTCGATGAATCTGAATCTTCTTCCAATGCATGTGGATCAAGTGCTCCGGTTCACTCACATCACTCCTCGCGTGAAAGACGTTACGAAGATGCTATTTGATAAGAGCTTCAGAGCCAATCTCGAGGCATTCGATCCGCATGTGATCGATCATTTCTTATTGCCTTGGCTCCAGAGATCCACTTCTCAATCTGTTGTGACTCCTTCTGGGAATCGCGTGGTCGATCGTTTCTTCCGGAAGCTTAGATCTAAGACTGGTATGGCTACCATGTTCTTAAACGTGACCAACACTCTCCAGCAGTACACTGGTATTTTAGTGGCCGCGGTGAAGGTAGATCCAAAGCATCTCAGAAACGAGACTTGGAACTTCGTTAAAAACAGCAAAGAGATGTCAGCATTCGCATACGAAAAATCTGACTTCATGAAAACGAAGATCAACTTTCAAATGTCAGAGACTCAAAAAGAGATCGTCAAGATCTTGGATAAGCCGACTGGAACAGAAAAGGTTTCCGAGTGGTTTGAACAAAATGCTTACGCTCTCCAGGGTCTCGCGCAGAACCAGGTCGATATGATCGTTTGGCATGCGGCGTACTCTCAGGCTCAAGAAGATGGCATCAATCACAAGATCAGTGTTCAGCTTGCGGACTCCGCGGTGAGAACTACTCAGGGAACTTTCGGGCCGGAAGATGTTTCCATGTTTGAGACTGGATCTCCAATGGGACGACTCTTCACCATGTTCTCATCTTACTTCAACATGCTTGGGAATCTTCTTGGATCAGAGTATGGGAAAGCTCTCCAGCAAGAGCTTGGAATGAAGAAGACTGCACTCCGGGCATTCTACATTTACGCGGCTGGATTCATGATCCCAGCGGTGATGAGTGAATCGATCCTGGCAGTCATGTCAGGAAAGGGTCTTGATGCAGATGATGATGACGATTACCTGGATGACTTCATGGCTCTATTCTTTGGATCTCAGCTCAAGACTGGTCTCGCACTGGCTCCGGTAGCTGGTCCAGCGGTGATGGCAGGAATCAATCGATTCAACGCTCAGCAATGGGACGACAGGATCTCTTTATCTCCTGCAATGTCAATGCTCGAGGCTACGGTTGGAGTTCCTTACGATATTAGTCGGGATATTGAGAAGGGAAAACTCAGCAAAAATACAGTTCGCGATTCTTTGACTCTACTCAGTCTCATGTCTGGGGTGCCAGTGCTTCCATTCGCCAAGCCTGTTGGTTATCTCCAAGATGTTGACAGTGGAAGAGCGGATCCAAGTAACCCTCTAGATTTCGCTCGTGGGCTCATTACTGGAAAGCCAGGATCTAAATGATGCGCCAGTACCTGAGTAAACGATTGTGCTTTAGTATTATTGGCTGTAAAATTTTAATAAAGGAGATCGAATGTCACTAGAACCTAATCCTAGACGGAATGACTACCTGGGCGATGGCAGTACCGATACTTACGATTACGACTTTCCAATCTCCAGCGAATCTGAACTTTTAGTAAAAACTCTTGATACTGATTACAATGAAGTCACTTTGGTTTTGAATACCGACTATTCGGTTTCTGGTGTTGAAGATCAAGATGGTGGATCGATCACTCTTTTAGAATCGATGCTTGCTACTCCATTGGACTCCGGAGTTTCTCTGGTGATCTTAGGAAGGCAGCCTGTTCAGCAGCAAGTCAACATTGGAAGCAATGCTCCTTTCCGCGGTGATGTGGTCGAAGCAGAATTTGATAATTTAACGAAAACAGACCAAGAGCAGCAAGAGCAGATCGGTCGATCTTTAAAGATTGCTGATACGATTCCTGCATCTTCTTTTGATCCAACACTACCGAAAGAAATTTTAGATCCAGCAAATGCTGAAGCAGTCATAATCATTAATGAGACAAATGATGGCTTTAAAATTGGACCTACTGTTGGAGCTATTGCTGGAGCAAGTGCAGCGGCTACTGCAGCGGCTGCAAGTGCAGCAGCGGCTCTTGCAAGTGAAAACGTGGCAGTGGCAGCAGCGGTTCAATCAACTCAATCGGCAGCAGATGCAGCAGCGTTTGCTGAGATGGTAGGTACGATCGAAGAAGTTGATACTTCTGGTGGAGATGTATCTCGAGTGTTGCCGGCAGCTTCTGCTGGTAGTGGATTCAGAACTTATATCAACACAGATTTTGTTGGTCCAAACGGTATTGACGTAACTCCTACCGGTGGAGATTTAATTCATGGCCAAGCTAGTGATAGATTAAATGGCGGTGAGTTTGGCAAGTATTGGAGTAACGGCGTGGATGCGTGGTACAAATTAAACTAAGGAGAAAAAGATGAGAAATATTTTATTGATTATTGCAGTTTTATTAGGATTGAACGCGGAAGCGAGAACAAACCATAATGTGTATCGGATGCCTTCGACTGGGAATCTTCCAGGTTGGGGTGCGATCGATGTTTCTCAATCTGGTGCGGTTACTGGAATTTTAGCGGTAGCAAACGGAGGAACTGGAGTATCAGGTTCAATCCTGGCTACTACGATTACAAACGGTGATACGACTCACGCACCGGATGGCAATTCAGTTTTTGATGCTCTCGCACTGAAAGCAGATTTGATCTCACCTTCTTTCACTACTCCAAACTTAGGCACTCCGAGCGCAGGTGTTTTGACCAACGCTACCGGACTTCCAATCTCTACAGGTGTGAGTGGTCTTGGTTCAAACGTGGCAACATTTTTAGCGACTCCATCAAGTGCAAACTTGGCAGCAGCTTTGACTGATGAATCAGGAACTGGTGCAGCTTGTTTTGTGAACTCTCCAACTTTGATCACTCCTAATCTTGGAACTCCTTCTGCAGTAGTTCTTACAAATGCTACCGGAACAGCTTCAGGATTGACTGCAGGAACGGTAACTACAAACGCCAATCTTACAGGTGATGTTACTTCAGTGGGTAACGCTACGACTTTGAGTGCGGCTACTGTAACCGGAAAAGCATTAACTGGTTACTCGATCGGAACCACTGTGGGAACTGTTTCTGCTACCGACTCCATTTTGCAAGCGGTTCAAAAGATCGCAGGGAACCAAAGAATCGCAGAGTTTGACGACGGTAACTCAGGTGCTTCAGATACTATTGATTTTAGTAACGGCCCTGCGCACAAGTCTACTTTGACGGGTAACTGTACTTTCACTTTCTCAAACCCAATCGCTGGTCAAGCTTACATTTTAAAAACTGTGGGTGATGGAACTGTTCGAACAATCACTTGGCCGGCAGCGGTTAAGTGGGTAGGTGGAACCGCTCCGACGATGACTGGAACAAACGGAAAATTTGATCTGATCAACTTCTACTACGATGGAACAAACTATCTTGGAAGTTATACTCAGAACTACTAAGGAGAAAAAATGCGTAATATTATTTTAAACATTGCACTGATTTTTTCGCTCACTGTTTCGACCATTCCGGTAATGCCATTCTTGGCAAAAGCGGACATGCCGAATATCTTTTTCATTACCGGAAAACCAAAGCCGGTTCTCTGGCCAATTGGTGCCCTCGGTGCGCTTACTATTACGTCAGGAAATACAACGACACTGACGGCAGGTAACACTTACGACTACGCGAGTATCGACATTCAATCCGGCGGAACGCTTGAGATCACCGGTTCATCCTCTACTCCGACGATCATCGGTGTTCTTGGTACTTTCAATAACAGTGGAACGTTTAGAGCTAGAGGCGACGTGAACAACGGCGGCGTTCTCTCGAACACTGCTCCGAACGGAACTGTAATTTCATATACTCTCACTCAGTCTGCTGCCGGTAACGGCGGGGCCGCGGGAGCAGCAGCCGGCGGCGGCGGAAGCGCAGGAAGTGGTGCTAACGGTTACGGCGGCGGCGGCGGCGGCGGCGGTAATGCCATTTTCTCAGGAGGAAGCGGCGGAACGAATAATGGCACCGGCGGTACTTCTAGCTTTGGTTCTGGCGGATACCGTTTTGGGGGCGCAGGAAATAGCACTCTAGGCGCAGGTGGAAGTAGTGCGATGGAGACAGCCGGAGGTGCCGGAGGGGGTTCGGGCGGCGGCGGAACAGTCCCATGTTCAGGCGGTGGCGGTGGCGGTGGATACAAAGGTTTGCATGGACGAGTGGTGTACGTTAAGTGCGCTACTTTCTCAGGTAACGGCACAAACAATTTTTCAGGAAGCAATGGCTTTAACGGTGGTAACGGCGGTGGAAACGATCCAACACTCTCTTGTGGTGCCGGAAATGCTTCTGCTGCGGGCGGCGGCGGCGGCGGAAGTGCCGGCGGTAGCGGCGGACGACTTTTAGTTCACTACGGTACGTCCAATACTTTCTCGGGAACAAATACTTTCACAGGAGGTTCTGCGGGTAGCGGAGGTTCTGCGGGTACAGCAGCAGGCGGAACTCCCGCCGCTTCTGCCGGAGGAAACGGAACTGCCGGTGTGGCAGGGTCGAATAGTTTCGTAAATTTATAAACAAAGGAGAAAAATATGTTAGCGATTTTAGTAGCAATGGTTTTCGGTGGAGTTAGTACAAAATTAATCACTCATCAGACTTCATACTGTGAGTGTTACAGAGATAGTTTCAAAGGTGAATACTGCGAATCTATCAAAGGAAGTGGAGTACAGGGTTCATGCCACAAATAATTTTGATCGTTCTTTTGTTATCGGGTAGCGCGATGGCACAAACGCCGACGCCTTCACCTACTCCAACGCCAAATAAATACTGCACACTCAATTTACCGAGTGCTGCTTATCAAGCGTGGAAAGCTGCTCACTGTAACTAAGGAGGTCGTATGGCTGAAGATCCTGATTTTGATAAGAAGTTATTAAAAGCGGTTGAAACAGCTATCGATCGTTGGGCTGATAAAAAATATAAAGAGATCGGTAAGTGGTCTGTGGGCATTATCATTATTGGAGCTCTTACTGTTTTGATGCATTTTTTCGTAAAGCTTGAAATGGTTAATAAGTGAGTGATGATTGGTTCACAAAAGAACAAACAGGTTTTTGGGGTAGCTTGGCTCTCGTAGCTGCAGCATACTTCAGATATAAAACAGCTTCATTGAAGCGGAAGGAGTCAGAGATGTCAGAAGAAAAAAAAGGTATTAAGGAAACAAAAGAAGTTCTAGTGGCTATTAATTCACTATCTCTTTTAATTGTAAAAAAACTAAAAGACGGTATCCAGGTTCAAGACGGTATTGAGATTGCTCAAGCACTTTTCAGCGATGGTGAGATCAAGTCAGCAATTCAATTTGCATCAGACAAGATCAGCGAAGTTCCGGCTGAGATTAAAGATCTCGATGTGAATGAAGGAATTGAGCTTGGAATGTATCAAGCAATGCAGATTCCAAAATTTATTGAAGCTTTAAAGAAATAGGGAGATAGCCTCCGGGGTAACTCGGGGGCTTTTTTATTATGGGAATACTAGAATCAATTGCTGGAATTAGTGCTGGTGTGGTGGCCGCCATTGGTCTCTATTACTACATTAGAAATGAGGCTAGAAATGCTGCCATTAAAGAACATAAAGAAAAGGGTCGATCAATTGAACAACAAATTTTGGAAGCCACTACAAATGAAGAACGTGCTCGTCTTGTTCGTTTGCTTGATGAGCATAATTCCTAACGTATCTTGTGCAATGGGACCAAGAAGAGATTCTTGTGAGCCCAAGCCTATCCCCACCAGGCCTCCGAAGAATCTCTGTATTTCCAATGGAGATGGATCCTGCGAGTTCTATAATTCAATCACTCATAAGGTTGAACATGTTCCGAATACTGTGAACTTCATCTGTAAAGATGTTTCGTCTTACAATCGAGAACAAGAATTTATTGATGATATTTTGGAGCTTCTCAAAAGATGAGAACAGTCGTTCTCCGGCAGATTGATTTTCGGGTAGATGGAATCTTCGGACAACTCATGACCGAAGAGCTCAATGAAATTTGCAAGAGTCTTGAGCATGGTTATGTGAATGCCAGGGGTGAGATCGTTTCAAAGATCAAACCTGGTGTATACACTTGCAAGCTTGAATGGTCAGAGCGATTCAAAGCATATCTTTACGAACTAAAAGATGTTCCAGGTCACGATGAGATTAAGATCCATGCGGCCAACATTGACGATGAGCTTGAAGGCTGTATCGCTCCAGGAATGAACTACGGTGAGTGGAATGATGGTAGTCGTTGTGTTACCCAAAGCAAAAAAGCTTTAAAGAAATTCATGGAAGCAATGGGTGGAGATAAAGAAATTAAACTTGTCGTTGAATCAATGAACAGTGGTGGGACCAAGCTTGCAAAAGAGTTTGATCGTAAACTTTACAACTCTCAAAGATTAGTTACTAAGCCCAAGCTTATTAGTCACGATAGTGTAGATTCTGTTCATTCCATAGCTTACTGAGTTCTGCTCAAGATTAGGGTGTGTGAATCCCAGTGGTGCGTGACCAAGCTCGTGAAGGATAGTGGATCCAACATCTACAGAGTTATTGATAAAGTATCGATTGATCCGGATGAATCCTTCTTCGTTTGCCTCGTAAGCGTTAGTTTTCCAAACCTTGTTTTCCATGAATGATCCATAGAACATTTCAATGTTCGCGGTCATGATGGTGTTGCGGTAAAGATCCAGGATCTGCTGATTCGTTAATCCTCGAACCAGATCAGGATCAAATTTGAATTTTAGTGTTTCTTCTTCGAAGAATTTAGATCCGATCACATCACGAACGATGATGAAAGCTCCCACTACCATCTGACGTTCTTCATCATTGATAGCTCTGATTTTACCAACTCTAATATTTCCATTCGCAGATACTTCTGAACCATCATTGCCAATAGGGGTAGGTGTTGATGGCTCAGAAGCTTCTGGTGTAGGCATCGTGTGGGATGCGGTAACTTTTTTTGAGAAAAGGCGTTTGAAGAAGTTGATGATTGCTTGAAACATTTTTGATCCTTTTAATAAGCCACCAGGGTGACAACATTGCAGCGTGCTTATTTATTTTGATTACTCCCTGATGGCTTGAATCGATTAAAGTTTACCGATTTTATTTTGTCAAATAATAATGTAGATCGTGGCAGCGATAATAAAAATGGCGATTAAAATAGCGTTAATCATACGATTTTCTTCAGGTTGAATCCTGACTTGTGTGCGTGAAAACCTTGGGAGTCCGCTATAATCGAGTCCCTGGAACCGTGGTCGTTCAGAAACGACACGATGTATCCTAGACCAAACTGGAAAAGCTGGATCCTTTCGACTTGGCCGATTTTTCCGTTCTTCATTTCGTAGCTCATGCCTGGAAGTATTTTTCTCATTTGCGATCATGATATCTTTCCTCGAAGATTGTTCAACTCTTTTTGTCGGTTTATTAAAAACTCAACTGCTTGGTTATGTGTATAACCTTCAACAGAATTAAGATCATCGATCGCTCTCTGGTATCCATGTTCATCTCCTAACCGGAATGAGTGGCCGCGGATCTCTCTTGCTGCAATGCCGGTTCCCCAGTCCACTGAATGTTGTTCTGATGCTACTCTGATTTTTAGTTTTGTATCTTCTGGGCTCATTTCTTAAATATCTCCTCAATTGTTCTTTTATTTTCTGCTCTTTTTGGTAGACCAAAAATATCTTCTACCGTTTTTACTTTTACAGTGTGGTCATCCTCATACTCGTTACTCTTGCCAATGTTGCATCTTTCACAAAGTGTTTGAAGGTTGTTGAGATCAAGTTCCAAGTGAGGGAATTTAGATCTTGGTTTAATGTGATCAACGTGCAGAACCGTGGACTTTCCATCTCTTGCGCAAGCCAAACATTTAAAGCCATCTCTTTTCATAGCCATGTAGCGAAGTCTCGCCCATGTAGAACTCTCATAAAAATAATCTTTTTTAGCTCCCATTTTTTACTTCTTTCATTGCATTAATTGCGCGATTGAGAACTTTGAAACAATCGGCAAGCATGTTGCTGGTTCTAGTTTCATAAATTTTATTTGAACACAGGTCGCATTTTGGCTGAATAAGACTTTCGTTTGCTACGCAATGGATCCAAGTATCGTCGTAAAAAACTCTAAATTTATTACCTTCAAATTCAAAAATCATCACAGTTATAGGATTCACTTGAATGCTCCTCCAATTAATTTTTTGACCGCTGCTGCATTCTCTTGTTGTGGCAATCCAATCGGCTGATCAAGAGATCCGTTCTTACTCATCCGACCAATCGAAAGAGCAAGATCTCTCATTTGAGCTTGAAGCATTCCCTTATTGTTCTCATTCAGCTCCTGACAAATATTTGTCCATCCTCCTTGTCGTTCGACGACTTTCCATCCGTGCTCTCCAATCCATTCCTGGGCATCTTTCGATCGGTAGCTTCCGAACTTTGAAACAGCCTGAATAATCTTCGCAGAAACTTCTCGAGCCACATCAAGTTCCGAATTCTCTTTTGGTTTGATCAAAGCGATGAGAACTGCCGGCAATGGGAAAAATTTGTTCTCTGGGTTTGATTGATAGAGCCTGGTGGCTTCCTTGAGCTCATCCGGTGACAAAACCATCAAGTGATCGGCGTACATTTTTACTTGTTCAGCATTCAATGCCTTGTCGTAATACATGCCTAATTTAGTAATGAACTCTATGTAGCTTCTTTTCATAATACCCCTTCTTCTTCGTCAACCATTTTCAATGCCTCTTCCATTGCTCTTAAATTGCCATGAGAGCGAGGAAGCTGCGCGGACATGGTTTTACTGGTAAATTGAATTTTAGACGTTCCTACGTCATCCTGGGTGAAATCTAGCCATGGCTGGACCTTGCCTGATCCTACAAACGAGCTGAAGTGCTTGATGTACTGCGGCTGAGTTCCATCCCTGTGGATTACTTGAATGTATTTGTCGATTGCTTTTGAGAATAGTTGATATTCTTCGTCTGTCTTGATGATGTTTTTTAACCGAGCTAATCCCTCGGACTTACCCTTTTTTAGTGGATACTTTTGGTACAGAATTTCAAAATCAAAAATTGCTTTTTCTTTGTCTTGATCTTTATCTTTTACCTTATCTTTATCTTTATCTTTATCTTTAAGCCATAGGTAAGGGTTAGGTAAGGGTTCTGTAAGGGTTAGTGTACTTGGATCAATCTTGTTTGATTCCAATATCTTACGAACTGATGATGAAACTTTATTTTCAGAGAGCTTACCATACTGAAATAGTACGAAACTAGGAATGAACCACTTATCCTCTTTCAAGAATTTCACTCTTTCACCAAAATGTTCATAGGCTCCAGACTCAGTGACGGTCTCTCCTATGACGACTGAAGCTATTTCGAGATCAACTCTCCAGATTCCAGCGTGATCGCATTTGTCGAGCATGTAGTCCCAGAGATCTCGGTAGTACCAAGGCATTTTTCGATACCATGAGTTATCCCATTTAGTTGAATCCGTGAATCGCTTTGCCAAGATGCTTCCCCCCAAGGTGCAATAAAAAAACCCCCACCAGGTAGCTGAAATCCGGTGAGGGTTAAACTAACCAAGATCATCAATCTTGGTATTCTAAAAATTTTCATCAGCTACGATGTTTGAATTTCTTAATGGGGCATTCCCAGAATGTAAATGGGAAAAGTTGTCCCATGAAATAAATTTTATCAGACCAACTAAAACGGTATTGTAATACAACTTATCTCATAAGAAAGTTATTGCGTTTCGAATAATATTCGTTTAGTAATTACCACAAAGTCTGCAGTAACAATAAAAAATTAAGGAGTAAAAATGTCACAATACACAATTGAATCAATCCAAAAATTGATGAGCAAGAGCCCACTCGTTTTGTACGATTGCCCAGAAGAGCTTTATCACTCATTTCCAGCATTCAGTAACTCGGGAATGAAGGAGTTTGAGAAGGCTCCAGGGATCTATGACTTCATGAAAAAGAATCCAAGCGAAGATACGAACTCTCGCAGAAGTGGAAGACTTCTCCACTTGGCAATTGGCCAGCCTGATCGCCTTAAAAGTGATGTTGCTGTAGTTGATGGCCATCGTGGTGGAAAAGAAGTGAAGGCTCTCGTTGAAGCATACGAAGCTGCTGGAAAGCTCGTGGTGAAATCAGATCAGATCGTGGATAAGTTGGCCGCGGCTGAATACTGCCGGAAGCATAAGCTCGTGAGCAAGATCCTTCAAAGGGGTAAAGCCGAAGTTTCAATTTTCTGGATCGACAAAATTACTAAGGCTCCATGCAAAGCTCGTCTTGATTGGGTTACTGATTCTGAGATCATTGCTGACTGGAAAGAGTTCGATCCAAACTATGATGAAAGTGCGATCGAAAAACAGATCCGCACGATGAACTACCACTATCAACATGCATGGTATATCGAAGCGTACACTCAAGGTTTCGGCCATCCACCGAAAGATTTTTACAATGTGTTCATCCGGACCAAGAATGGGATCCGCGTTCAGGTGACGAGAATTGTTGACCAGGCGATCGAGGAAGTTCTACCGATCATTCGCTCTCATCTTCTCGCGTATTCAAAATGTTTACAGGCTCAATTCTGGCCAATGAATGATGAGGAAGTGCTTGATATTGTGATCAAGCCATTTTTCAAATGAGAATTTCAAAAGCAGGTAAAGCAATTAAAAAATTGCGTAAAATAAAAAAAATAGGCCAGGTGGAAATATCTAAAAAAACAGGTATAACACAGGGAAATATCTCAAAAATTGAGAAACGAGGTGCTAAAATTTCAGCATTAGACTTCGTAAAAATAATGAAATCAATGGGGATACGTTTGTATCTCGTGAAGGAGTAGTATGAGTCAGCAATTAGCAATTCAGGAAAAAGCAAAGAGTCTTAGAAGTTTATTGGAAGCAAGCAAAGAGCAGATCTCAATGGCATTGCCAGCGCATCTAAAGCCGGAGCGTCTTCTCCGGATCGCGATGACAGAAGCGCAGAGCAATCCAGCACTTCTTGATTGTACGAAGGTGAGCTTCATCGGTGCAATTATCAAAGCTGCAACGCTGGGACTCGAGCCAGGTGGGGCATTGGGGCATTGTTATTTACTACCATTCAAAAACAAGAATACAGGCAATACCGAAGTGCAATTCATTGTCGGATATCGCGGAATGATAGACCTTGCTTATCGCTCTCCGAAGGTGAAGAAGATCGTTGCTCGAGCTGTTTACGAGAAGGATAAGTTTGCCTATGACTTTGGCCTCGATGAGAAGCTCACTCACGTTCCGAATCAAGCCGGTGAAGGTGAAAAGCTCACTCACGTTTACTGCATTGTTGAGATGGAGAACGGAATCAAAATGTTTGATGTGATGACCAAGGTTGAAATTGAAGGAGCTCGTTCTCGTTCAAAAGCATCTGAGTCTGGCCCATGGAAAACAGATTATGAGGCAATGGCAAAGAAGTCAGTCGTTCGTCGATTCTTCAAGTTCATGCCTTCATCGATCGAGCTCCAGCAAGCAGTGGGACTCGATGAAGCAGCAGATCGTGGAGAGCAGCATAATGGCGCAGTGATTGAAGCTGTAGGTGTTCACGTTCAAGAGAAGCCAGCCACTACTGATCGATTGAAAGAACAGCTTGGATCCGCTCCGGAAACTAAGAAGATGGCAGAAGAGCCAGCTCCAACATTCCAGCAGTCAGATGAACCTAATGGAAGTTTTGAGAATTTCGATCAAACGCATGTAGTTTCAAAAAAGACTTACACTCAAGCATCTCACGCGGATCTGATTTTAGAAGTTTCGCAAGCTGCTAAGGCTGCAGGATTGAAAGATTTGAAAGCTCTCTCAGCTCGTTGCATGAAAGACTTTAATAAGATCACAGGTGACATGACTCCAGAAGAATTGGAAGTGTTACTCATTGCTCTCGAGAAGGAGAAAAAATAATGAATCAAGATTTAAGCCAGTTTGATGCACTCAAAGCATCAGTAACTTTATTTGTTCAGCCAACAAGCCAGATCGTAGTGAAAGATGCAAACACTAACATCGATGCTCAGGCCCACGTTCGAACTATAAAGGATTACCAAAAAAAGATCGATGCAGCTCTGAAGGAAGCGATTGCTCCCTATAAGGAATTTATTGAAAGAGCGAAAGAATATGCAGAAGAGATCAAAGCTCCTCTCGAGCAAGCTGAAAAAGACATCAAAGCAAAACAAGTGGCGTTCGCTACTGAAGAGGCCAAGAGAAGAGCTGAAGAGCAAGAAAAGATCGAAGCTGCTCGTCGTGAACAGGAAGCGAAAGCTGCAGCAGAGCGTGCTCGTATTGAAGCTGAAGAGGCCAAGGCTCGTGCTGCTGAGGAATCCAGATTAAAGAAACAACAAGAAGTGGAGAGAAAGAAATTTGAAGCCAAGAAAAAAGAAGAACAAGAAGCTCTCCGTGCATTTGGTATGGACGAAGAAACACTCAAAGCAAAAGCAGAGACAGAAAGAAAAGCGCAGCAAGAAGCAGCAGAAGCCGCTCGTCTTGAAGCCCAGCAAAAAGCAGAAGCTCAACGCTTGGAGACTGCTGCTAGATTGGATCGAGAACGTAAAGATTCCGAAGCTGCACTCCGAGCTCAAGAAGCCGCTCTCGAAGCATCTCGCCCGAAAAATATGCGGACCGTTGCTAAATGGAGAATTATAGATCCTAATCTTGTTCCGGATCAGTTCTGGATCATCGATGAGCCAAGCATTGGAAAAGTAGTGCGTGGTGGAGAGCGAAAGATTCCAGGCATTGAAATAATTGAAGAGTTGATTCCGGTGGGAAGATAGAATGATCACCAAACAACAGCTAGATAAGATGGGTAAGGAGTATGCAGAATCTTGTGATAATGAATCTGGAAGCTTCCTATCTTCAGACCTAGCAAAGATTCGTAACAAGGCTTTCAAATCAGGAGCTTCCTTTGCTTCAAAAATACTAATGGCTGAGATTGAGAAGGTAACAAACGAATATGAATCAATTAAACATTCTTATGATGATTTACACTCATATATCCAGCCTAAGAATGAGGAGATTGAGAAACTAAAAATGAAAGTAGCCGTAGCAAATTCAGACTATTGGTTCATGATCAACCTAATCGAGAGATACGGTAGCGATAAAGACCAAACACTTAAGGATTGTTTAGAGAGAATGAAGTTCAGGAAACCGTTGTTTGAGGAGAAGGAATGAAATGCTTAGATTTATTTTCAGGTATCGGTGGGATTTCTTTAGCATTGGAGTATTACGTTGAAACAGTTGGATACGTCGAAATCGACAAGTACGCACAATCAGTTTTACTCTCAAGAATGGTTGAAGGATCAATTAAAACAGCACCAATCTTTAGAGACATTACTAGACTTGATGGAACAAAGCTTCGAGGACACGTTGACGCAATCATCGGTGGATTCCCATGCCAGGATATCAGCGTTGCAGGAAATGGAAAAGGCTTGGATGGCAAGCGAAGCGGACTTTTCTTCGAAATCGTTAGACTCATCAAAGAAGTTCTTCCAGTATTCATCTTCCTTGAAAATGTTCCTGCAATCAGGACAAGAGGACTTGATGTTGTACTCAAAGAACTTACCGCGCTCGGGTATGATTGTAGATGGACAGTTATTTCTGCCAGCTCAGTTGGAGCCTGTCACAAAAGGGATAGATGGTTCTTACTTGCCCACGCCAACAGCGTCAGAGGGGGGATTCAACAAATCACCAGGCAAGAACAGCAAACCAAGACCAACATTAACTACAATGGCGAGGCACAACTTATGGCCGACTCCAACAGTGTGCGGAAATTATCAAAACAAAGGGAATATGAAGGGATTAGCAACGGCAGT